TTACTTTGTACTTACGTATAGCTTTTCGAACTCATCTATCGTAGAAGTAACGATATCGCCTATTTTTCGTAGGCTTTCTATTACAGGTTGACCCGATAGTTCACTATCCATAGGAAACTTCATTTCTATAGAAACTGTATAGGTCTTTTGAATCAGTATTGGGGCATCAGAGTGCAATATATCAATTTGTCTTGTTGCGTCCCCTCCAACGCCATAATTAGTCATTCTATTGCCACTTGAAACTAGATTTATATTGTCGATACTAAGAGCAGACACCGTCGGTAGGATAACGTTGTGTTTACTATCGTTGTCTAACTTATGAAATGCCCAATAAGCGTTATCTGGGTTTCCTTTAGGTCGAATGGTATCGAGAATTAGCGCTCTTGAACCCGGCAGTGCTTTATCAAGCACAGGCAAATACTTGTTATCAGCCAACTCTTCTCTCGTTACACTCATTGGGAAGTACGGTGATTTTTTAGAGTATTGCTCACGAACAATTCCAGAGGCCATATGGTCGAGTGCTGAACGGAAATTGTTTATTACATCACCAATAATTAAACCTATGCTCTCAGCTACAGGTTGAGTTGGACGATAAACAAGCTTCGAACGAACAACAGGTTTTGATGGCTCAGATATCGGCTCCACTTTCACCTCATAAAGCTCCTTCGATAAAGGTTCGGTTATCGAAACAAGTTCTTCGATATGTTTATACGCCCTTTTTAGCTTAAGTCTAGGCGATACAAATACATGCATACTAACACTCCTTGTTGAATTATTTTTGATTGTTCATATAGTTACGCTCCGTGGCTATTGTATATTTGCTACAAGCCATATCTATTGTATATTTGCTACAAGCCATATAAAGAGATCTGAGTAACTTCCTTAAACTAGGAAACAGCCTCATTTTATGATTAACCTCGCTAGCTGAGCTTTAGTACATCGCTGATTTTACAGGGCTGATTGACCATACCAAGCTTTTGGCATTAGTTCCTATTTGTACTGAAAATGGTATTTTCGTGGCCGCTTTCATAGGCTCAACCAACAACAATGCGCCGCAAACAGCCTAAACAAAATTGAAATTGTTATTTTTGGTCAGATACCGCGTCAGCCCTTGCGCTATTTGGCTTCGCTGCACTTACCCTGATCGTTATTAGAGATCATCAGATCATCTAAAAACCTGACAAAATTCAAAGTACAGCATATTTATCAACAACTTACACACAAAACACTGTTCATTAGAGATCATTGTTATTTCAAAAAACTGAAAATAATTTCAATTATTGAAATTTTGGATTTCGCAAACACCCCAATAGCGGCGGGGTCTAGGCTAAGAATTTCACAAAAATAAAACTGAAAAAAAACGAGATCGAAAACGTCGCAGGTGGGGAGGAGGAGTGCGGATTCCGTCACCTGAGTGCTCCTTTACGTGGCGATAGCTTGTAGCTATGCCATTGGCTTTAGATATGAGAAAAGCGCCCATAGTGGGCGCTTGGTGATGATGCGGTGGGCTTTTAGCTTACTTTGTAGGTTCCGGCAGAGCTGCCAGCATTAATGATGACCTCTGCATCTCGTGTCATCACTGTAACCATTGCTGCTGCTATGGCTTCCATAAATGGTGAGTTTTGTGAAAACTCTCCTTCTGTTACAAAACCTCTGGCTTCTAACTCTTTAATGAGTTCCTGCTTTGTTGCATCAACTTCTATTGCCATGTTACTTACCTACGAATACGGTGGTTGATACGTCCACATGTGGTTTACCAGTGAACGGACAAATGGTTGCCCCAGTACAAACACCTTTTCCGCCATTGAGTTTTATTGTGTTTGCGTCTTCGGTGATGTTCTTGGCTTCAATGATGAGGTCTTTGCCTACGGTTAAATTCACTTGCCCTTTTATGTCCTGCACTTGGTCTTCGAGTATGGTGATCTACTCACTCTGTTTTACTACCACCTTACGCAGTTGCTCAATGATGGCAGTGTAGTTAGTCGCATTCACAGCTCTATCGACACAATTCAGCGTAGCGTTTTTGTCTGTGGTGCTTTCAAAATTTCCATCTTGGTCTACTAGGTGGTAAACACCTTGGCGTTGTTGGTATCGGCTTTCACCTTCTTTGATACCTGGTAACTTGAATCCAAGCGGAAGGACACAACGAATAAATGGTTTGTCCGGTTGGCCAAACATAAACCCTAGCTCTACGATGCTACCAATTGCGGGAGGTTCTAGACGGCCAGCATGATCACCGAGACCTGGCACCGGAAGTGGAACCGCCTGCAAAGGTGGTTTATCTTCGTATTCCATGCCCTGTTCATCGAGTAGCTGAACATCAACGGCATAGTGAGGATAAAAGCGATCAGACAAATCACCTTCTTCTGGCAGCTCTGGCAATGCGACCACCTTCCCCCACCTTGGCAAATGCCACTGGCCTGTGAATTCTGGAAATAATCGGAAGATAATGCGCTTAATCGTATTCACATCCATGTTAACTTTGCCTCCGTTCCTTCGAACTCTACACCGACTAAACGAAGTCCATTCACGACAACACCTGGCTTTAGTTTTGGAATAGCCGGTATCTTTACCGACTTGTTGGCCGTGTGGTTCGTCATAAGTGCACTTGGTATGGTGACGGGTTTATCTGCCCAGAATGAATCCTTCCAACTGCCTACGTAAATTTGCCCGTTGCCTTGTTGTTGCCAAAACAATCCATCAATGCTGAACGCTTGAGCTAGCTCGTCGATGACTCGATAGCCGTTGCCATCGCTATAAAAACAAGGAATGGCCGTTTTGCTGTAGGCTTTTTCTGGTACCACAAATTGAAGGCCCGTTTTATTGGTTACTTCGCTAAGCAGTTGCATAAGTGTTGGGTGACGCATGATGATGTTAAGTGGCTTATAAAGTATTGCCGCTAATTCGCGGCAGAATACTTTCGACCAACCTTTTTCGGCTGGCTGAACTCGTTCGATGTAACCAAGAAAGACTCGCGTAATATCATCGCCCCAACCTAAGTCTACGGCGATGATAGTGTTTGGATCTGGACTGCCTTCAACGGAGAGTTCACAGCGACCTGGTGTGTTTTCACTAAAGACTATGCGATGGTTTTTCACCTTGGCTTTGTCTTTACCGAGGTAAGCACGGCAAAGAAACTTGTTGTTTGTTGTCATACATCACCACTAGGCTAAGGCATTATCGACAGCTTTGAGCACCTTCATCACACCCGTTAGTTCCACTTCTGTACCTGGCGGCAGATCGTGACTTTGTCCAGTTTCAACCGGAGTATTCACACCTTGCACTTTTTGCTGTGCGGCGGGTTTGTCCGGTTGGCGTTGTTCCACTCGCTCTGGTACCGAAAGATGCTCGACCAGTTCAAATGAAACGCTCCATTGCCTATGAGAATCTTGCTCATCAGCACGAACAGCACCTTGGAATTTCACCTGGCGAATTTTCAAAGCTTCCGCCGTCTTATTGCTAATGCGGTAGATTTGGCGTGCATCGTTTTCTTGTGCTTCCGCCATGCTGAATAAGCTGGTTAATAGCTGTTTTTTGGTAAATGGGATCACGCCTTTCACGGTCAGAATTTTACCTTTGCTACCTGTTTCTGCTTGGTCGGTAGCCGAGGTCTGGCCGGACATATCCTGTCCGGCCAATTGCTGACGAACGCTAATGCGTAGGCTGTTTAATGGGAGTTGGGTTCCGTTTAGGGTTAGCAAGTTACTTGATCCTTATTTCCCCAGCATACGCACCTAACGTACCGCTTGATGCAAAACTTGGAGATTTAATAATGACTCTTCCTTCTTCAATGTGAACTTCAGGCAACAGTTCATTATCTCTATCCACAGCGTCTACGACTCGATTTCCGTATGCATGACCATGGAAAATCCAAGTTCCCAATAAATGATCGACTTTTAAAGCTAAATAAACACATTGTGTATCTGAGTAAGTTATCCCAGTTTTATAAATAACCTGCTGCTTTCCTTCGAACAAATCACTTACTGAAATATTGTGCCCAATAGATTTATTCCGATTTCTAAAACCTTTAGAAAAGCTACCATTCACTATGGATTCATGATATTGACTAGTTTGCTTGATTCTACCTTCAACCGAATCTAATCCTAAATCGGGGTCATAAACTGTAAGTGATTGTTCAACATTTACAGCAGGTTGCGCCGCATAGACATCAACTACTTCTGATGCCTTCACAATCTGGTTCGGTAGATCAAAATCCGAAATACAATAGCTCTCTAAGTCATTCTCATCGAACCATCTTGCACCGCCACCTAAGATGTTGTTGTTTCGTATCCTAACATTGGTATTTACGCCTAAATCACCAAACATTTTTATGTCGCCATATCCCCAACAGTTATCAAACGTTATTGACTTTGTTCCAGAACCAGACACACCAATCCCTTGGTTAGATTCAATATAACAACTATCTAATTTAATGTTATAAGCCCCATCGAGGATTACACCATTAGTTTCAAAGCCTTCAATGCCGCAATCAACCATCCTTACAGCCTCAATAGCACCTGTGAACTTGTAACCAATATCACACGGCCCCGACACCAATCCCTTTAATGGCATAATGTTGTTATTGTCATTAAAGTGAAATCTTGGTAAACCTTTTGTGTAACTGCCCCTACAAATAATTTGTTCCCAGTGAGAATAAAAACACCGTTGAGTGAACAACATTTGCTGCACATTATTTCCATGAACGTTTTTTATCCCACACCCATACACCCAGTTTTTTAACCGAAATCCTTGATAGAAGTTGGTTAGGCAAAGGTTCGACACTAAATATCCGGATGTTAGATATTTCTCATGAGGTGTATTAATCACTGACCTTAATTCACCCTGTTCATCCCAATACGCAGATTCAGCAAAAATATTATCGGTGTTTGTCACATCTTCATCACCTATAATCTCTGCCCCATCAAAGTCAAAAATTAATATCCCCTCCCCATGTTGCTTGGAAATAAAATCAGGAGCTCTATATGTTGTTGGAACCCATAACTTTCGGCTAATTTTATATGTTTTACCTGAGCGTCCCGAAATTTTCGCACGACCATTTATCACTGCATATATGATTGCAGCTTGTATGGCTGCATAGTCATCAGTTGCATTAGGGTTTAATTCACCGTTATCTAATCGACCGTTACCCTCAGCAAAGAAAGCATCAATATTTACCGTTTCCTTGTTGTAATGAGCAATGTCCATAAGGAAAACAGATTTGTCCCCCACATCTACTGTGTAAGGCTTTGAAATTAAGTTTATTCCCTTAATTGAACCAATTACCGCTTCAGTCAAAGGATAGACTGTACCTTCAATTCTTAGATGCGTTGCACGCTCTACTATCTGGTCTCCAATCCTTGCATTTTTTATTTTATCCTGTGGAAAAATAGTGCCACCGACTAATTCACTTTGTGATTGTCCAGTGACATTTCCAATAAACTCTTTATTTTCACTTTCCGGTCTCAGATCACTCACCGAACCATCAGCCAACACCTTCGCAATCTTACAAACAAAATGCTTCACGCCATTTGTATCGGTGTAGTCGTCTTTCTCATCGGCAGTAATAACGAAATCAAACAAGGTGACTTGTTCGCCTGTTGGTGTGCCTTCGCGGTGCGCGTCCACGTAGATGAATGACGGCTTGTTTGGGACTTGAACATTGCGATCAAATTCGAGCATGACACGGTTGCCCGACACATAGCCGGCACCCGCTTTGATGTTGAATGCGCTCGCTTGAGGCGTGACCAAGAAACCATCTTCGATAAACCAATCTTTGCCGTTCTGGTCGATAATGGCTTGGGCCACATCGTCGTCCATTTTCTTCATACGTGGCGTTGCGTTGTACTGCCACGATGATGCGTCTACCGTGATGTTGGTAATTTCAGCAATGTCTTTGTACTCAAGTACGACAGAACGCACCAAGGTATTACCTGCAACACCTGGTTCGTCGGCTGATTTTGGTGTTAGTGCATGATGGTCGATTGTGACCAATACGCCATATTCTGAACAGTACGCCCCCGTCCAGTTAAATTCGAACGGGCCAACGTCACTGGTCAATGTCGTGCTATAAATAACCGAGTCGGCAGAGAGTCGGCCACGCTGTTCGACACCTTCTTGGTGAACAATATGATCAGTGGGTACCACATCATCTGGCTGTGGGAACTCCGGGCGATTAGGCACATTGGCAAAAATCATCTTGTCGATGATCAGTGGCTTTTCTTCGGCATTAAGTTGCGCCAACAGTGCTTTACCTGCGGCTGTTAAAATTGACTTATCAGTGTGGTATTTGCCATTTTTATTGATTCCTTAGCCCTTCACTGTGGCTTGGTAATATTCACAATCGACATTGAGCACACTTGGTAACATGCCAACGTTTAGTCGTGTCTTAACGTGTGACGCTGAGTATTGCGCTTCGACATTCTTGCTTCGCGCGGCCAACGGCATTTCGACATAACTGGTGTATTGATAACGGCGACAGGTACGCCCGTATTGACGTACTACTGTGTCTAATAACTTCGGGACATTGGTTAAATCCCCATCTCGAATCTTTAGGCTGATCACATCCCAATCGACATTCACTAACCTTTCATCTTGAGCAATGTGCGGATAACCAAGCTTTGCAAACATGTCTTCCCAGCCGGATACCGAACCTGCATCACGGGCGAAGCCATAAGCATGAGCCACACGGATTCGAAACAGTTCTTCGGGCTCTTGGCCGAGCTTTTCTACTCCACGTTGCCAAGCAAGAATATTGACCAAAGCCATTGGCGCGGTGAGTGGGTCATGTTGTTGCAGCGGCATTTCAAAAGCGGCTTTCACATGCTCCCAATACTTGCGCATGGCTCGTGCGAACTTGGCAAGTTCGCCTCTACCCATCCAGTAACGAAGGTTTATCTCAGGTATTTTCAATGGATACCTCCAACGTCTGAATGCGTGGCACCGCTAGGTTGTTAATGATGTCGGCGTTATCGAATTCGAGTGATTCAATCTGTGCAAACTGACCGTGTAGCTCTTGGCCTAACTTGGAGAAACTAAAGCGCAACACCGGATTGGTCACGGTTGGCGAATAATCGGTGTTCTCACGGAATGCCGCGCCTATGAACTTTTCAACGGCCGCTTTTAACTGGGTGCGTTCATCCATCGTGAGTGAGCGAATCGGCCACACTCGGCAAACAATATTGGCCTGCGTTTCTGGCATCGCCATCACCTGCAGATCATCACCATGGCCGTGCTGCCCTTGCTCACGAATATAAGCATTCAAATCAGCAAGCATTTCTGGTGACGGCTCACCCGTATCAAGCAAAATGTAGGAATTGGCAGTGCCTGGCCCACGTGGTGCGTTATGCTCGAAATAGACGTTGTCATCGTTAATGCCTGCACGACTTGTTAGCAATGAACGGTATGCCGCATCAATGTGCCATTTCGCTACCGCGCTCCACTGGTTGCGGATGCGTAAGCGAAGTTCATCGTTGCTTTCTTTGTCTGCACCTGCAGCGGTTAGCCATTCAGCTGGGTTCGTTGCTGCTGCAATACCTGGTATCGCAGTCGGCAAAATATGGTAATAACCTTCACCAAGGTTGTAGGCTGCACCTTCACTCTCTGCTTCCACTTCCGCCATGATCATGGTTTCGTTTTCTAACAGCGTGGTATCAGCTAGCACACGAACACGGTAGATATTGCCGTTAATGGGTTCGGTTTGAATCCAAGTATCTTTTGGAATGACTAACGCCGGCCCTTTTGCGGCGGCACGTTGAAAGGCGATCAGACCTTTCGCTTTGGTTGCCCCTTTGCGAGTCAGTTTGCATTGCCAAGCGAGTAGATCTAACCATTGGTCTAATGCCGTCGCCACGAACATATTTGGCAAGACATAACCCACCAATAGCGTATTGATGAGCCACAAAGTGACTTTCACCACTGCCGTTTCAATCAAGCGCCAGAACGGGGAGAAAGGCGAGTCATTAGAGATAATGCACTCTTCCTTTTCCATCTCTTCTTTCAGCACTTTTTTCCAACTTGCTTCATCGGTAGGAATACCGGATTGCTTGACCAGCTCGGCGTAATCTGGCTTAGGAATATCAGACATTGGTTGTCTCCGAAGTTGTGATATCAAGCGTTACGTCGCCAAAGTCTGCAGTCGTGGCGAAAACATAAATGGTGCCTTCTGTTGGTTCTTCTAATCGCACGGTACCAGGTACCAAACGAACATCTTCTTCAACCAACAGCTCTAACTTGGTGCGAATATCCGCTTTTTTTGATGGGCTGCGCTCTGCGATGAGCTCAACCGCTAAATTGCTTTCGATAATGGCGTGTTTAATGTCTTGGGCGATCACAGCACGGTCTTGAATCAATACAGGGTTACGGCCTGCATCGAGCACCACATCACCGTTTTCAATGAGGATGTCTTGATAGAGGTAATCCGCCATTAGCCTGCCGCCATTTCTAATTCACTCGCCATATCCTGTGGACTGCTCATGTACGTTGGATAAATCGCCACCCCACCGTAGTTGGTTGAACTGGTTTGATAGTTGGCAATGCTCTTGGCCGCGCCACCTGGCTGAACTTGTACGTAAGGTGTCGCGCTTTGGACTGACTTAGATTTCACTTGAACAGATTCATCATCACCGCCGAAACCTGGTAGCCAATCAACGAGCCCTTTCAGGCTTTCCCAAATACCCGCCAACTTCTGAGTGAACCAACTAAAGACGCTTCCAAAAATGTTTCGCATCGAGTCGGCCATTTCCCCAATGAAGGCAAAGCCACTGGTATCGGTAAAGCCACTCATTACCCATTGCCAACCTGCTTTGATGAACTCAAACATAGCTCTAAATGGCATTGTGATTAATGTGATTGCACCTTCTAGTACTTGGAACCACGTTGTGTCACCAAACGAGGCTTTGAGATCATCCCAGTAGTAAATCAGCGCACCCACCGCAGCTGTTGCGGCAATGACGGCCCCCACAATCAAAATGATTGGGTTAGCTGCAATCGCGATATTGGCGGCAAGCATGGCGACACGTAGCCCCGCCATGCCTTTGGTGAGTAAGAAGCTCACACCTGTAAACAGCTTCATAGTTAGCATGTAAGTCGCTATTGCTTGCTTACCCACACCCATCATCAAGGTAAAGGCGCCGCCTGCAGCAGCTGCGCCTAAAATCGCCATGGCTGCAAAGCCAATGTATTTGGTCAGGTTCGGGAACATCTCTGTCCACTCGATAATTTCCATCGCGCCATCGGCCAAGCTCGACACCACTGGCAAGAGAGAAGGCAACAACGCCGCACCAAAGGCGGTTCGAACGGCAAACACGCCTTGTTCGAGTCGCTCCCATTGGTCGGTCATACTGTGGGCCATCTTAATTGCCGTGTTTAGGTTGCTGGCATCATTTAGCTCTTTGACGCTCGATTGAAGATCACCCGTTTTGCCGATCAAGTCGGTGATAAGCAGAACGGCCTCATCGGAGCCGAAAGCTTGTTTTATCTGATCGATTTCAAGCGAATCTAGATCGCCAAACTGGTTGCGCAGTTTCGACATGATGTCGAACATTGGCAGCATCTTTCCGTTGCTGTCGGTAAATGCCATGCCTAACTTGCCTTGCGCTTTGACCACGCCGTTCATAAAGGCTTTGTAACGAGTCCCTGCTTCACTACCAGACATAGAGCCTTGCAACAGGCCAAGAACGGCCATTTGCTCTTGAATGGCTACGCCATGAGTTTTACCCAATGCGCCGACACCCTTGAACGCATCCGACATGCCTTGACCTGTCGTTTTGAACATCTCGACAGATTTGGCGGTCATGCCTGCGACTTGCTCAGCCCAGTTATCTTTACCAATCCGATCCGCTTGGTCTTTGAACACCGAGTACATGGTGCCCATGTAGTTGGTAATGGTGGCGATATCGGCTTTAGTCGCTGCAGCCAAAATAGCTGAGCTTCTAGTGACACCTGCCAGTTCATCACCTGTCATGCTGCCCATGGCGGATTTAATGTCGTAAGAGGCAGCCACGAATTCAGTGGCCGACTTACCGTATTCAACCGAAAACTTCATTGCGGTTTGGGCAAGGGTTTTTAGTTGATCATCGGCAACGCCAAGTGATTTCACTTCACCTAACGCCCTGTCCATTTCAATCGCTGGCATCAAGGCTTGTTGCAATGCGAAACCAGCACCCACCATGCCTGCAGCACCCGCCACCATGGTATGAGTACCCTGGCGATAGGTGTTGGTGACATCATTCAATTGACGTTGAATATTGCCCAGAGGTTTTGAAATCTGGTCAATCAATCCAACTTGAAATCTGAGTGCTTCTGGTAACAT